GGGCGAGCCGCGGATCCCCGGAGTGGGTCATGCCCTCGTTGAGTACGGCTTCGTAGAAGCGCTGGGTGGCCGGCGTCATCCGCTGCGGGCTCTGCGGGTACTCCACGATCGGCAGACCTTCCGCCTCGAGCGCCTGGTAGGTGCGCGCCCACCGGAACGGGTCGCACACGATCTCCTTGACCGAGAACCGGCGGCACGCTTTCCGGATCTCGTCCTCGACGTCGACGATCGGGACCCGCCAGCCGGTGTCATCCCCCGGGGGCTTCTCCCAGCAGGCGACCACGTCGATGTGCGGGACCTCCCCGAGCTGCACGGCGATCAGCGCGGTCGAGTCGTTGGAGAACGACCCGTCGAAGCCGAGGACCACGTCGGCGTAGTCGGGGATCGGTTGCGTGTCCACGCAACCCGACCAGGCGCCGAAGGGTAGCCAGGACACCGCGGCGGACACCCACTGGTTGCAGCGCTTGGTGCGGAACTCCGACTCGGGGGTCCGGCGCACCGCGGCAGCGAAGTCCTCGGCGGCGACCAGGTCGTCGTAGCCGGGGTTGGCTTCTTCCCAGGTGGAGACCAGCCGGTGATCTGATTCCGGGTCCTTCGGCTCCCACCAGGCCATGAAGAACGACGGGTCGATGATCTCCTTCGCGGCGACCCGTTTCCCGTACTGGTAGAGCCCGTAACAGAGGGAGTCCTGCCCGGAGGAGTCGGAACGCACCCCAGCAGTGGTGATGCCCACCATCAGCGGCTCCGGCCGGGCGCCCGAGGCGAGGGCCATGACGTCCCAGAGTTCCCGGTTCGGCTGCGCGTGCACCTCGTCGAACAGGATCAAGCTAGGGTTCAAGCCCTCTTTGGTGAACGCCTCCGCGGAGAGGACCCGGTACACCGAGCCGGTCTTGGTGAACTCCAGCGCATCCTTGTAGACCTTGATCAGGCCGGGGAGTTCCGGGTCGAGTTCGACCATCCGCTTCGCGGTGCCGTGCACGATCCGGGCCTGCTCCTTATCGGCGGCGCACGAGTACACCTCGCCGCCGTCCGGGCCCATGATCAGCCCGTGTAGTCCGAGACCGGCCGACAGGGTCGACTTGGCGTTCTTGCGGCCGACCCCGACGAGACCCTGCCGGTGCTTCAGCTTCCCGTCCCGGCGCCGGGCGTAGAGGTGGTGCACGAGCTTCTGCTGCCAGGGTCGGAGCACCAGCAGCGCCCCGACCGGGGCGGCGATGGAATCCTTGGTGACCCGGCAGACGGCCTCGATGAACGCGACGACCTCGCCGCCGTCCCCGCGGGTGATCTCGGCCGGGGTGACCGGGGTCAACCAGTTCGGGGGCCAGCCGTCAACGACCCTGACGCGCCTGCCGCGCGGCGAGGAACCCTTCGACTGCGGAGGCACGTTTCACCTCCGCCACGCCGAGGCGTGATCGGTCAACCGGGTTGAAACCGAGCAACGCGAGCCCGGTCATGATCTGCGCATCCAGGGCGCGGAGCGCGGCGCGTTCCCGCCAGTCCCCGAGCTTGATGACTTCCCCGCGGAGCTTGGCGCGTTCGTCGGCCTGCTCGCAGAGGATGAGGATGTGCTCGGCGTCGACCTGCTCGGCAATCCAGGTCGCGCCGGCCGACCAGATCCGGTCCCAGAGTTCCCGGCCGGGGCGGGCCAGCGGGCGGGACGGCTCCGGCGGGGCTTCGGCGGCGGGCAGCACGGTGAGGGTGGCGCGGTCCGGGAGCGGACGCTTCCCCGGGTTCCCGGTGCGGATCTTCTCTTCGAGCGGCTTCGGCGGCTGACCGCGGGGGCGTGGCACGGGAGGGCCTCCATCTTCCTTCTGGCATGCCCTCAGGTAGGCGTGTATTGTCAGGGTATGACGAACATTCAGACCGGCTGGTGGACCCTCAATACCGAGGGTGTTGACCTCCGAGACCTCACCGATGCAACCCGCGAACACATCGCAGACATGATCCGCAACGGATACATCGAGGGCCAAATCATCCAGGACGAGGAGGCCGACGAGCCGTACTGCAACCATGACCCAGCCGCGCTCAGTGACCCCGAAGGCATATTGCAGTGCGAGTGCGGCGCCCTAGTCGACCCCGACACCGGCCGCGTTCAGCTCCGAGCAGCGAGGTAGTCGGGCAGCCAGTGCTTGGCGAACCAGGCGGTGGTCTCGGCAATGATCTCCGGCATCGTCGCGAGCCGGTCCGGGTCCATGTCGACGAGGGACAGCGTCGACGGGTCCGCGGTCACCGACGCGCCGGCAACTTCCCCCGGCCGCATCGGCAGGTGCCGGATCTCGCTCGGCGAGGCGGCGGCCCGGATCACCTCACGGGCGACCTGGTTGACCGTGGCCGAGCGGACGACGCCGACCTCCACCGCGCGGTCGAACACGATCCCGGCCGCGGCCTTCTCCAGGGCTGTCACGAGTGCTCGGGCGCCGTCGCGGACGTGCACCAGATCGGAAACCTGCTCGCCGTCGCCGTAGACCTCCAGGGGGGCGCCGGTGAGCGCTCGGCACACGAAACTCGGGGCGATCTTCCGCACCTTCGCGGGGCCGTAGGGCGGGGCAACCGACTGGCGGGGCCCGACGGCATTGACCAGGCGGACGACGTTGAACCGGCCGGCGCGTTCCCGGTTGAACATGCGCACGAACCGCTCAACGGTCGTCTTCGAGATCGAATAGGTGTTGTCCATCCAGTGGTTACCGACCCCGATGTAAACCCCGGGGATATCGTACTGGGTGCAGGCTTCGAGGAAGTTGAGTCCGCCGACGACGTTGGTCTCCGTCGCCGGACGCGGATTCTTGATCGTCTCCTGGGTGCCGAGGCAGGCCGCGAGGTGGATAACCCCGTCGACGTGGGCGGCCAGCTCACACACCGCGACCGGGTCGCGGACGTCGCCGAGGAGCACGTCGTGGTCGCGGTAGGCGCGGCCGAGATGGTCGAGCCCGAGCACGTCGTGGCCGCGTTCCCGGGCGACGTCGGCGACGTGCCCGCCGACGAACCCCGCCATTCCCGTGACACCGATGCGCACCCGTGAGTTCCCGTCTGCTACTTCGTGACCTTGGCGAGGCGTTGCAGGATCTTGACCCGGGCCGCGTCCTTCTCGGCGACGAACCATTCCTCGGTGAGCTGCCGCACTCGGTTTTCCACAGCCTGGAAAAGAGGTCGGTCATGGACACGGAGAGGGTTACGGATCGGGGTCAGCTTGTGGAAGACGCGGGGGTTGCCCTGTCCGTTGGCTCGGGTGGCATTGACGCGGATCTTCGCACCTTGCGGCATGAGGCGTTGGAGCTGGACGGAGCGGGTCGAGTCGTAGTGGGCGCGGAACCCGGTCTTCGACTTCGCTTCCTTCTTGTAGAGCAGCGACGGGACGAGGGCGGCGGTGACCCCGTCTGCCCGGTCCCCGTACTGCAGGGCATGGATGATGTCGTCCTCGAACGGGCCGACCCATGGCTCCCGGCCAGGACCTACCCGTTCGACGAAGCAGGAGTACGGGAAGCCGGCGCGGGCAGTAACGCGGGTGTCGCTTGCGCTGGTGTTGACGGCTTCGAGGTTGGCGCCGGTGGTGTAGGCGTTCGTGGATAGGGTGACTGCGGAGAGCAGGTCCGCGTGGACAGCTAGTCCCCCGTGCCGGTCTATGAGTCGGCAGCCGGATAAGGATCCTCTCCGGAACCCGAGGCGGTGGATGTTGTCGTCGAGGTTCATCCATCCCCAACACCCGCGGCGCTCCGCTTCAAGGGCGGCCCATTCCCGGCCGGGGAACGCGCCGAGGAACCCGTCCGGCTCGGGCGGAACGGGTTGCATCCAGTGCTCGCGGGCGTACTCGTAGGCCCAGTCGTGAGGGTAGGCGGACATTTCGTGGCCGTCGCGCTCGTAGCTAGGGGCGTCGCGTTCGTCGACGGACCAGATGGTGGGGAACCCGGCATCGCGGAGAGCGTCGAGGTACTTCGCGGTAGGGCGCTGCTTCAAGGCGGGGCGGCTGCCGGAGACGACGGCGACGAGGAGTCTGGCGCGCTGCTCAGCGCTTATTACGAACATCGATCACACCCGGCATGTCGATCATTGCGGCGGCGACGGTGCGGGCCGTGTTCTCGCTGTCACAGACCACGGTGATCGCGAATTCGGCGGACAGGTAGCTGGTGAGCGCATCGAGAGCCTCGTCCGGGGCATCCTCGGGGGCTGCCACCTCATCGAGGCTGGCGACAATGGACTGCCAGTCGGCGAGCGCGAGCACGTCGGAGAACTCCTCGGAGAGTTCTTCGAGCTGAGTGGTGAGCACCGCGAAGTCCCAGGAGGTGAAGTCGCCGGAGCGGTTGTCGGCGATCCGGTAGGCGCGGACCTGCGCCTCGGTGAGATGGTCGGCGATCACGATCGGGACCGTGGCGAGCTGGAGCTGCTTCGCGGCGAGGAGCCGGGTGTGCCCGGCGATCACAACCAGACCGGCGTCCACGACCAGGGGTTGCTGCCAGCCGAACTCGGCGATCGACTTCGCGACGATGTCGACCGCGGACTGCGGGATCTTCCGCGGGTTGGCAGAGGACGGGTGGACCTCGCCGATGGGGACCGTCTTGACCGTGCCGAGCGGGATCGGGCCTCGGGTCATCGGAGGTGCTCACCTCCGCTGGCGGCTGGCCTTCCGGAGACGGCGCATCCGCCACTCCATGATTGTCTGCGTGCCCTTCGACCCGTTGCACGGGCGGCAGGCAGGCGCAAGGTTGCCCTCGAAGTTCGTCCCACCCCGGACGAGAGGCACGACGTGATCGTGCGTGTCAGCACGGCGACCGCAGTAGAAGCACCGGGCCCCGCGGCGGACCTGCCGCTTCAGCCAGAGATCACGCGCACCCCGCGACAGCCCCGGCCGGGAATGCTCCAGCCGATACCGGCGGCCCTTGTAGCCCGGGTCCCCCGGCAAGATCTGCGGCTTGCGCCCGCTCGGGACGGACGACAGCAGCGATGCGGCGGCGGCTGCCCGGATACGCCGCGTCAGCGCGGACTCGATGCAGGCAGTCCGGTCACACTGCCTCGTGCTGTGCCATCGGGGCCAGAACATCTGGCCGCACTCGGTGCACTCCCGAGGCGGGCCGATGATGTGTGCAGCTCGGCAGTCGGGGCAGCGGCGAGGCCGCTGCTTGCCCCTCGGCTCGAACGTGGCCGCGCAGGCAGTGCAGGTGAGCAGTCGGGGTGAACGCCGTGCCTGCTTCAGCCGGGTATCCCGGTCGTTCTTGCAGCGATCCGAGCAGGTGACTCGCGACCGCCCGCGGTCTGCTGGCTGGTTAACGGGGCCGTGGCACTCGGAACAAGTGGGGGATGCCTTGCGGGGCGGCCTCGGCTCCCGGCGTGCGCGGCGGCATGCCTGGCATGTGCGCTCGCCAGCCGGAAGTGATGCAGGGCCACCGGGCATCATCCGCCCGCACCCGCCTGAACAAAGCGCAGGTGAGAGTGGGTGTGCCACCCTCTAGATAATACCCTAGGCGTCCAGGCTTGCCCGCCATAGCCGTACCCGACAGGCGTTGGAGCAGGTCTGGCGGCGCGGACCCCGACGGCCTCGCGGTGGCAGCGGTTGGTGACAGTCCGGTGCCTGACACATGGGCGTACCCGGGGGTGGCGGCGCGGGATGCGCCGCGAGTGCCGTGCGGAGTTCGGCATCTGTCAGCGCGTGGATTGCGTCTAGCGCCCGGCGCAGTTCGCTGTCAGGAGACATGGCCACCCGTTCCGGAAACCCAGCACATGATCAACTAACTGCGGCGGCATGCCCTTGCCTGTGTTAGGGGTGGACTGGGTACATGATCCGCATGGGGAGGTACCCCCCCCCAGGTATACATGCACGCTGGTCAGAGCGACGGTAGCGATCATGTGCTCGAACCCATGATCACGAGTGATCAACCAGTGATCAACGTGTTGATCTCATTGCGATCATCAGTGATCAACGAGTGATCACTATGCGTGCATGTATATGACCATGCGATGCATACACATGATCACGTGATGCACAGAGCCATGACCAGCAGCACGCACTCAGCCATGATCACGACCAGCACAGTGGTAGTGGTCATCGCCTACGGGTACGTCCACCTGCACTGCGGTTGCAGTGTGCGTGCACCATGACCTTCGCCTCGTCACGTCCACCATGGGCAATAGGCACCACGTGGTCTAGGTCTAAGCCCTGACCAGGCAGCATCACCGCACCACACCGCGCACAGGGCTGGCCGTACGCCTGGGGCAGTAGCTCAGCCCTACGCCTGCGGTGGGCAGCGTCGTAGCCGCGTGCCGCACTACTCCCACGCACCTCGTCCCGCACACGGGCACGCGCTGACGTACAGCCAGGGCAACGCGACCCCGCGCTGAGGGCCCCGCAGTCCAGGCAGGGCCGGCGTGGCATGGGCCCTCCCATCGAGGGGGTCCGGCCTGGGTAGGAGGGCCCATGATCGCGGGGGGGCGTTGTTGAAAGCCCCCCTGTTACTCGTCGTCCTCCATGGGTGGGAGATGCACCGTCCGCACCGTCCGCCTCGGGACGAACCCGAAGTAGTAGCCGCAGTCGCACTCCCACACACCGCACGGCCCGTCGTCGGGGTGGTCGATGCGGGGGTGGCTGCACTCGCAGTTCAGGTACCGGTAGCGCAACGTCACGGGGCTACTTCTTCTTGGGCTTCTTCTTCGGCTTCGGCTTGTACGGCGGCTGGTCCGGCATGTCGCCGGTCGTCAGCATGTTCGGGGGTGGCATCTTCGGCTTCTTCGCGGCCACTACTTCCCGCCCTTCGGAGCCGGGCCGGGCTTCTTCCCACGACCCTTCTTTCGGCCGTCCTTGGGAGTGCCCGGGTTCGGGGGACCACCCACGCGAGATACACCGCCTTCGGAGACACAAGCTCGGGCGCAGAGATACACCGTTCGGCAGAGACTCACGGGTCACGCAGTGCGGTCGCGATGATCTGCGCGACGGACGTCTCGTTCGCGGCGATCAGTTCGAGACACGCGGCCCGGTACATGCGGTGCAGCTTCTCGATCGCATCGAATGCTTCCGCGGACAGCTTGCACCGGGGGCAGCCCTGCTCGCCGGGCTGGCGGAGCCGGTAGCAGTCGGGGCAGCGGGACAGCGGGGGGAACGCCAGGATCTCCATGGCGACCGCCCTCGTCGGGTGATACACGCTGCCGCTACCCTGTGCGGGTGCAGATCTGGGCGGAGCCGGTGCCGGACGGCGAGGCGGACCGCTACACCGGCGAGCTGTCGCTGTGCCGTGCGGTCACCGAGCACGGGATGCGCACTGTCGCGGTCTTCGCTGCTGACCCGATGGTCCGGATCTCCCAGGCGCTGATCGAGGTCGTCGTCGGGCCGGACGCTCCGGTGACGCTGTTCAGTAGGCTGCGGATCGACACTCCGGACGGGCCGCTGATCTACATCGTGCGGGGCGTCGACACCGATACCGGCATGGTCTACCTGTCCTGGCCGGACTAGTCTGGGCAGACGGTCCGGCTTCCTAGGATGTGTCGGCCGTACCGCCTTCGCCCCCGGGTTTGAGCCTCAGGCTTACTGCTCGGGGGCGTTGTGCTGCACCCGGCGGTGCACGGTGAGCCGGTCGTGGATACCGGCCCACTGTGGGATCTCGGTCTCTTCGACCACCGTGAACAGCGCGGCGCACGGCTCGCCGCGATAGTCGCCGTCGCCGAGTAGCTCGTGCATGCGGTCGTCGCCGCAGCACCCGCCGTAGCCCTCGCCGACGTAGACGACGGTGTCCCCGCGGTACTCCTCTAGGACCTCATGCGACCAGTCCCCGGTGTAGGTGGGCCACACCAGCAGCAGGGTCCGGTCCGGGTAGTCCTTGACTCGGTGGTGGTCGCCTTCGAGGACCTCCGACCACTGCCGGCCGGAGTGCCAGCCGGTGGGTCCGCCGACCGGGTCCGGGTCGAACGCGACCACGTCGATGCCGTGTCCACGCAACAGCATGGCCCAGTAGCCGCCGCCGGCCCCGATCTCCACGACCCCGTTCGGGGACCAGGAGGCGATCGCGTCGAATGCGGCATCGTTGGGGACCGCCCACGAGTAACGCCGCTTCACACCGTGGTGCACGGCGTAGCGGGCGGCATCCTGGGACACGGGGGGCTCCATCATGCAGGTGAAACACACTTCG